ACTTCATCAACTTGTTCGGTAGATTCGGCCTGAACTGGGCTACTAGTATCCGACTCTAGTACAGAATCATTTGTTACGACTTCCTCGTTAACTACTTCGTTAATCGGTTCATCGTTTTGCGGAGATGTATCACTCATGTTATTCGACCTTAAAGGCATTAGTCCGAAGACTGAGCAGCTATTAATGGCTAGCTGTTGGCACTAACAAATAATCAAATTGACTACTTGTTAGTGTATTTTAACACATTAGCTTATTAGTGCAAATGACTAGAATTTAGTGTGGTTGACTAAGTAAATAATAGTGTTGTGTTACATGTAATATAGTGTATAGTTACATGAATCAATAACAGAGAGGGTAATGAAATGCTTGATTATATGGTCGAATGTAAATCTAACTGCTGCTATAAAGTATATAAAAGAAAGAGTTTTTTCTTCTTTTATTACTGGTCGTTTATGTGTGATGAGGTAACATTTGATAGCGCTAAAACTTTAATTGATAACTTGAGGTTAATTAACAATGAAACAAACTAGCACCGTAAGAGTAATAGCTTACAGAGAGTCACAACTATCACAAGGTAGACGAAAGCGAGAGACTTATTTAACTGATGATGAATGGGTAAAGGTTAAGCAGTATATTAAATCAATTAAGGAGTGTGAGTGATGGGTAATTTATTAAGTTTGTTATTTTGGGTTTGGATGGTTTCATCATGGTTCAATCATATATTTACATGCTTTGCTGAAGGTGCATGGGGATTCTTGGTTGCGGGTGCGTTAGTGTTTCCTATCGCTATATTTCACGGTACTTGGTTATGGTTTCAATAATTAAAAGAGGGTGAGTAGATAATGAATAAATACACAAGACGTACAATAAACCAAAAAGCATACTTACACGATAAAGAATACGTCACCGCTGAAGATGCTTTAGAGGCATTAATGCTACTTGCTCATGCTGCTGTTGAGGCTGGTGCTGATAAAGATAAGATGAAGGAGTTAATGCTAAATGAATAGCTATAAGGCGATGGCTATCTTGATATTTATAACGCTTTTCGTTTCTAGCTGCAAAGAGCGAGAGCATACCTACATAAAAACAGATAGAGGTTTAATGTCGTATTCTCGCGGATACTGCACTTTAGGAATGTTAACAAATAATGACGGCTTGAATATTTTAGATGAAAACTCAAACCCTATAGTGTGCTATGGATACATTACCCTAACCACAAAGCAAAAAAATAAATGGGTGATTGATAATGACTAACGAATTACCAGAAGAGTTACAAGAATCGTTTGATGAAATATTTGGAGGTAAGTGATGAATAGCACAGATAAACTATTAATTAAGCATATGGAGCACTATGCTATTAAATGCTTATTTCAGGTAGGTCAATTAACTACACTTATTGGCGGTATGTACTTAGTGGGGTTTATCGGGTAAATCAAACGAAAAAACCCGCTACTTTTAACGGTAGCGGGAAAGTTTACGGTAATGTGCTTTATTATTGTTTCTGCTCGTCTAATACAATATCAGCTTGGTCTTTATAAGCTTGCGTATTAGTTGGGCCAACTATCGCATCAACTCCCATTGCTTCACGTAACACTTTAAGGTTATTTATAGAATCGTTAATCTCTTGTTGTTGCAATTGTTGCTGTTTGAATAGTGCGTCAAACTGATCTTTCTGAGATTGTTGATCAATCTTCTGCTGCCCTTGGTCAATCTTAGCTGCTTCAACGTTAAACTTATCTTCACCTGCTCGCTCAAACTTAGCCGCATCAAGTTGTAATTTCTCACGCTCTAAAGCAATTTTATCCTGCTCTAATTGAATTTGCGCTGACTTAACTTGAGCGTCAAACTGGTTTTTCTCAGATTCATTTTGAGCTTTTTGCTGTTCAGCCCTAGCAAATACCATATTCGGATCTTCTTGCGGTGGTTGGTTTTGTGCTTCGGCTTGTTGTTGTTCTATTTGTTGCCGTTCTTCGTCAGTCCATTGTGTTTCTGGAATTAAGCCTGCATTAAGCAATTCAACTCTTGCTCGCTCTGCCATTTGATCCATGCCAGGCACAGACAAGTTTTTAAGCATGATATCTTTACCCTGCTGTAAAAAGCTTGGGTCAATAGTTGCCATGTCTAAAAACGCTTGGATAGTTTCTTTTTGCTGGCTGTTAAATGCCGGCCCAAAGTCACAAACTACATCGTATAAACCATTAGATAGATTATTAAGCTCTACGTTTTGGTTTGTCTGCTCATCGAAAACATTATCATTAAGCGTAACAACTGAGCTTGTGCCATCTTCTTCAAGTATACGAACCTGTCTCCGTGAATCATAAACACGAGGTATAGCGGTAATTAATATCTTACCTACTTGGCATTCCATTATCTTCTTAGACTCAAACCATTTAATTGAGCCTGTGTTGCCTTGCTCAATTTGTTGGCTGCCTGCTATGCCGCTTTGTTGTGGGCCTGCATTGCCTTGTAATGCTTGGAAGCTATTGGCACTAGCTGAAATCATTTGCTGAGTGTTGGAGATTGTAGTTTGTAAGCCTGAACTAGCCTCGATACCGCCTTGCATGAATGGTGGTGGCGTACCTTCTACGTGATTATATTGCTGTAATGGATCGTTGTTAGTGTTAAGTGTTTGTATAGTATCAATGTGATCTTCTATTTGCTCAGCAGTTGCCCAATACTTACGTCGAGGTGATAATGCGCCATCTTCAATATCACGGCTCATAGCATAGTTTAGAATGCGCTGTTGATCGTAAAGCTTTTCAATCTTACCAAAGTATATTAACTTGTTTTCAAATACATCGAAGTTGCCGTATATCGGTACTAATGGGATGCTATCGAATACGGTTTCTGTTTCATCTTCAAGCCACTTGCCACCATCAAATAATCGAGAGTGCACACGCCATGACTTTCTTGTTCTTCGCTTTTCTTCGCCATCGTCTTTTACCTGAATAGTAACGCCTGCTATTGCCAATTCATCTTGAACCTTTTTAAAGTCATCATCGACTTCATACACTGCGCCGTTGGTCATTTCAACTAATTCAATGGTAACTTTTTTCTTATAATACAATTGACCAATAACAACGGAGTCAGCCTTATTAAAGAATGCTTCTGAGTGCCTATCATCACCTACGCTTTGATTTGAGCCGTCAGGGTAACTCTCTTTATACTCTGCTGCTGGAATGGATATCAACTTAACACCCCATCGAGCATCACTAGCATCTTGCTTTACTGAGCCTAAATCAAACCATACAGAATCAACAGCATTGGGTACGTACTTGATAAGCAAGTCTTGATCCATCGTATTACCGTCAACCCAGTCTTGAACAACTTCAACAACATCAAAGCCACCTATAACGTTTGACCGTGATGCAGCATTAGAAACTTGCTCAAAGTTAGATATGTTTTTAATGTTACGAATAAGGCCGTTATAAATCTTGGCCGTGTCCATTGATGACTCGCCGCCAGCAGGAGAAACGTTTAAACTAAAGTCTGATTGATCTATCTCACCACTTATCTGGTCAACAATAGGCGTACACATATCAAACGTACCACGAAAGCGACCATTCATTTTAGTAATAGCATAAGGGTCCCATTGTCCATCCCGCTTATTAAGGAATAACTTAGCATCCCTTACACCTTGCCTCATATCGGTGTTAGCGTCTTGAGCCTCTTTAATCATGTTCATAACGTTGTCGTGCTTGCTGAAATCTATATCTGTTGCCATTTTACATTCCTATTTAACAAATAGAGTCAAAGACTAATGCTTTGCGGTTAATTTTCTTAATGATACTTGCCTTGTCTAATGATACCACAACAGCATCAAATAAATTAGGTGAAGGTATTGACACGCGACTACCATCAGGCATCAGTATACCTTTTCTTAATTCTTCTTTAGTATAAAACTTAATAGTGTCACCTGGCTTAATCGGAGTCTTACACGCTTCTGCTTTTAGCTTCTCCAACATGTCGCGCTTGATGCCTATGCCAGTATCTTTATTGTAAGTGGCAAAGCTTATTAGTGTATCAGGGTCGTGATACTTACCAAGTACAACAGCTTCATAGGTTCTTAAGATTCTTTCAGCAGTACCTATAATGTTTTGTGACTTCTTGTTACTAAGTACATCTTCATTCTTTAGGCGTTCGTTACGCTGAGTCAGTGTTGTGGTTTCGCTTTTAAACTGAGCTTTAGGATCGTGTATTTTACTACTGCCTTTATAAGCGAATATATTAACCTGCTTGCCTTTGAATGCTTTGCTAACATTATCTCTAAGTGTTGCACCTAAACCATCAGCATCATAACCGAAGGAATCAACACCATACATAATCGCACGTTGACAGGCTAAATCCATCTTCCTGTTACCGTCAGCTGCTTCTATCTCTGTAATGTCAGTAAATATTACACCTTGTCTAGCAGCATAACCGCATGGATCATTACCGGTGTCGGAAGGGTCACACGCTGCAACTTTAGCGCCTAACGGTTCAAAGCCTAATTTAATGTGAGCATCGATACACGCATTAAACCAATCTTCCGTTATTACACTTGAATCAATATCATCATTAAACTTGTCACCCCATATCCACCCGAACCTAGACTTTGACATAATACCCCGTTCAACTTTGATTTTATCTTTCGCTAGCTCTTGGCTTAATGACTCATCCCACTTAAACCAAGGGTTATCAATATGAGAGACTTTAATTATTAAATGATGTTCATCTTCGTAATAACCTTTTTTGTCTAATTCTGCGCGGTAAGGGTTAATGAACTCTTTACTCATTGGGTCTTGCGAGCTTTCAGGATTCCATAACCACCAAAGTTCTGCGCCTGGTGTATCTCGTAAAGTTGGCCCTAATGTATCAATGGTGTTTTGCTTAGTCTTTGCAGCTTCTTCCATCAGAAAGATTTTATAATTACTTGTGCCTTTCATATCAATGATGTTCTGCATGCCACCAAAGGTGAACTTACCGCCTGTTTTATGGCGTATCTCCCAGTGACTTGGCACGCTTCGAAAACCAGCAAGACTTAAATCTTTTATACTCTTTTCAATGCCGGCGTAAATACTTTCCTTTAATGCTTTCATCCGCTCACGTAATACGAATACTTTTGAACCTTGGCTGTTAACCTCCCCTGCTGTTACGTCTTGAGCCATGCGCGACTTAGTGCCACCCCTTGAACCATACATACACTTATACTTTTTGTGTTTAAGTATCATCGGCTCAAGCTTTTCAATTAATAGTATTGTAGCTTCTTCTGTGCTTGTCTCCATGTTTCCGATGGTGCCTTTCCATGTTCTGATAATATTAGGCACCAACTCGCCATCTATTTTATCTACTCGGTCAACAATACCGTAAACAGAATGCTCTAACATGCCGGCTTGAGCTAATATCTGAGGCTCTAATAAATCTAAACGCTTACTAAGCGCCCCCATTTAAAGTTTCCTCAAGTCTTTCTATGCGTTCTTTTAGGTTTGTGTATTCTTCGATATCAATCATAGCCTTTATTGATTGTATAAAAGTATTTGCAATGTCTGGCGCTAAATCACCTTTGCTAGCTGCATCCATTACTTGAGCCGCTTGTTTATGAGGTGGTAACTCTTTATCGAATTCAAAGTTAACAGTTTCGTTAGATGGTTTAAGGCTCGCCCACCCTTTATCAGTAAGTAGTTTTAAGCACATCCCTCTATTCGGATCATCAGGAGTAAATGCGCTTTGTGCAACATTATGAAAGAATGCTTTTTCTGCATCCTCTTTAGTTGACTTACCCGTAAGCTCTAATAGTCCTTTCTCCCTCATCATTTCGAGGATAATAGTTTTATTAGACCTACCTCTTGCTGGTAGGTTGTCGCCTTTCTTTAGTGTGCTGCTTGAATTAGCCATATAACCCTTATTTAGCGCTTATCTATACCTATTGTAACAAATAAAAAAGCACCCGTTAAGATGCCTTATATTCACACTGAAAGAAGTATACTAAGCGTATGATTTACTTAGTTTTCTTTTTCATCGGCTTTTTAGTCTTTTTGTGACTAGTCTTGGTTCGCTGACCTCTTGAGTTAACTGGCATGTTATTTACCTGCTCTAATCATCGTAAAAGCAGCATTACTTGTTAAGCCTGCCTTTACTTTGCACGTACCAAAGCGAATTAAACCGGTATCATCAGCAGAAAAGCCTCCGCCTGTTACTTCTACGAATGGGCCGCCAGATAATGACATCGTTAACGTCACTGCACCCGCACCAGTATCGGCGGTATAGTTATATTCGCCTGCTGGTACTGTTTGTTCTATATCGCCTGTAAACTTCATAATAATAATCCTATAACAATTAAATTCGTTAATAATATAAACATTCTACCGCTGTTAAGTAATTTTTTCATGTCAACTATAGTACTCGCCTAACTGATACGTTGTCTATTGAGCCGGTAAATGCAGAGTTACACCTGCCGCCAATATCTGATGATGTAGCGTTAGCTGTAAAGGTTTGCTCGTAAAAGCCACTTACAGTCCGAAGAGTTGAAACTATAGTAGTATTGTCAGCAAGCAATCTAACCCCACCAGAGGTAATATTGAAATCAGCGCTTATAGTGTAAGTTTCGCCATTAACAACAGTTATAGATTGAGCGATACTCTCGAATCCTGCCTGACTTCCATCGCTTACCGCCTCACCTCCTGCTATCGACCACCCTACACCCTTGATCCAATCACTATCAGTTGCAAAGTCACCATTAATAACTAACTCAGGACCCTGTGTTTCTGCTGAGTCAGGATTAATCATGCTTGTTATCATTGGCCTAACCATCGGGCTTATCATTGATCTAATCATTTTTTATCACCACTTGATTTTTTAAGCCGGTTAATCTCATGATTCAACATCACAATACTTTCCTCTTGTCTTTTTATATTTGCTTCGTTTTTGTCTGACTTGGATAGCTTGAATGAGTTATATATATTGAATAGGATGGCTATTGTGCCAAAGAGGAAAGTTAAAAGAACGCCTACGCCTGCCGCATTAGTGTTTATAAATTGCCATGCCTCTAGCATACCCCATGCGCTTGCACTAATCCCTGTACCTGTCGTTAGTACGTTCAGACCATCGATTAAAGGTTTCGCGCTTTCCTGCTTCACGTTTTGCTCGCTCTTTTATGTGGTTTGTCACTACGATTCTTATTACTGTGATAATGAAAAACAACCCTAAATAACATGTTTTGTAAAAACCCAAATGAATTATCAAGTCCCTGAACCATTCCATTCTTAGTCACCGCCATTTGTAAGATCGCTGTCATAATGATTAACTCGTCGTAGTATTCGTAAAATAAAAATGTAGCATTCTCAACTGCTTGAGATTCTGTAATTAAATACAATGATACCATACTATGACACGTTACCGCAAAAGCTAGAATGACAGCTTGCTTGGCTGCATATTTATCTGTAGTGATGATAGTTAGCATGATAAAAGAGATGACGCCGTCATACTGAACAAGCAAAAAAGCAAAGTCTTGATCACTTAATCCAGAAAAGGCATTAAACCCATCAATGGCAATAATATTAAGCGATGCCGCTAAAGATAAAATAGCAGCCATAAGGCTGTGTTTCCTGTTTGTTATCGCAAGAAATAAAAACCATACAGCCACTATGTAATAGATATTTAGAGAATTCATTAGCTATTTCTTAACTGGTTTTTTTCTGCGGCCTGATGCCATGGTATTCTCCTTGTTGCTTAGGGTAGTTAATTATATCAGTTTAGGACTAATACTTCACGTTCGCAAATAACCTTGCGCGCCTGAAGTAATTCTTTACTGTTATATCTACGCTCTACAGAGCCAACACTCGCCCCGTTGCATATAGTAAACTCAGCACTTTTTAACGCTTCATCGTTTATCTCTGCCACCTTGACTACTGCGCTAATTATTGATGAGCAGCCGGTTAATAAAATAAGTGTTGTTAATATAATTACTGTTTTCATATTAATGCCTCTCTATTGTTAATGTGTGATGCTCGCCACCTAACAGTGTCATAAGCTTAGTGTAAGCCATTCTACTTGATAACCCTGCTAGCATATCTTTACTTGTGCCGCCATTTCTAACAGATAGCACTCCGTAACTATTACAAGGCATTATACAGCCGCGTGTGTCGTTAACCGTATTCCCTGTGTGAATTAAAATATGTGAGCGTCCGTCAACATCTTTGACTTCGTAGCTTGGCCCAAACTTAGCAGAGTTTACCATTTTAAGCCTGTACGTTCCCGTAGGTATACAGCTTATGTCCTGTAAATTATCGCGCCATGGCAATTCGAATGTACTACAGATAAGTTCATCGTCGTGATATAGCTTACCTGTTGTTGCTACGTTGGTGCTGAATGTTATTAGTTTAAGTTTCATATTACCCTCTCCTATTTGAATTTATTTATAAGGTTACGCCAGAAGCTATTATCCTCTACCTGTCGCTTTATATCTGCTCTAGTCGTGCACATAAAATGCCTGTGTAATCCGTTTTCAATGATGCGACTAGTATTTACAGGAACTAAGCCGCCGCAATTAGAGCAGGTTATACCGGTCTTTCTTGATTTGACTAGTTCCTTCATTTGCTTGTCCTCTAAAGGTTGGCTTTCTTGATGGCGATAACTTCTTCTGCTGTAAAGCCTGAGTTTTTAAGTTTAATCATATCGTCTATTGACGTTGATTCTTTTTCTGTTTTTATTTCTACGGGTACGTACCCTACCAATGTTGTCACTAATGTACTACTCCCATCAGTAATCATTCCTGATACTGGGTCATACTCTAAATATTGTGTCATAATTTAATCCTTTACGCGTCCTTGCGTTTATTGGTTTAGTTAAAAGGCTGGTTTACCGTCTTGCTGATACTGAGGTGTAAATCCGCCAGGCTGCTGTTGTTGCTGATGCTGTTGCTGTTGCTGTTGCTGTTGCTGTGGCGCTGATTGTTGTTGCCCTTGGTTGTCATCATCAAAGATTGAAATCATAACCATGTCACGCTGTTGACCACCAGTTTTAGCGGCTAAAGCATTTTGCTTGAGTAATACGCCTGCAAGATTAATACAGGGATCCATTAGCATATAATCGCCATTGTTGTTATTAAGCATTACACCCAGCTTGGTATACTCGCCTTTTTCTTGTCCGTCTTTTTGATATACACCTGTTTTTGCTACGATACGTTTTGCCATGTTCTTTATTTCCTTTAGTTGATTGTTCTTTCTTTCATTGATTTATTAATTATTCTCATTTCTATTTCTGATAATTCAGCTCTTGCTTCATCCATTGCTGTTATATCACCATCTTCAAATATTGATTTGTAGGCAAAGAACTGCTCTCGGCCTTGTTTTAATAATGCGGCAATCTTACCTTTATGTCCTTTAGGAAAGTTTGAATACATCCATTGAGATAATCTATCATCATCTCTGAATTTCTCCATGTAACCCCATAAAACTAGTGGTTCACATTCTTTTTCGTAAAGCTCAATAAGCTTTTTAAGCTGTATATCTCTTTCTTCTTCTAGCCCTTCATGCTCGTTAATTACATGTATGGCAGTGTCAAGCCTGTTTGCTGTTGAGTTAGTATTAGACTTGGGCCAGTATTTTGACGCTCGTTTAACTACTGACTTACGCCACATTTCTGTCTCAAAAGTATTCCATGGACTGTATGCTGAATGTTGGCTTTTAGATGTCTTGCGAACTCCTGCAATTTCTTCTGCATCCATTTCTTCTGTCAGATAGTCACCGCTAGGTAATTTTACAGAACAATAAACACCAACCTTTTCACCCCTATCTTTAGAGAAGGCGTTAAACTTATGTATCGGTTGCTTGTTTAAGCCTTGGCTTTCATAGGTATCATTAGCATAAACTATTTTAGCTTGCCCCCATTCGATAGAGCCAATCTCTTGAGCTAAGTGCATTAACCCCATATAAGATATATCTAAGCAGATTGCGCCGTCTCTAGGTACTAAATAGGCGTGCTTAAGTGCAGGGTTTAAACTAATCCCGATACTAGATAGATTTAATATTGCATTCTGTACGCTAACTGGGTTTTTCTGTGCAGTCTCAATAGCCATTTTATTTTTATATAAAATCTGTATGGCATAGTTTTGCTCTGCATCTATCGCTATTGAATCATGAATACTTGCTAATTTAACCTGTTTCATATTATTCCTTAATAGTAGTTGATGAAGTTAGTTTACTTGAATTAAAATAAAAGTCAAATAAAAGTTGACGCAT